GATGCAGCACTTGGAGGCGGAATTGGTCCAGGAATGCTAGTGACTGTAGGAGCTAGGCCATCAGTCGGAAAGAGTGCCTGGACAATCAATCTAATCGATAGAGCGCTACAGAGAAACGAAGGGTTAAGAGTAGACCTGTTTAGCCTTGAGATGAGCAAGAAGGAAGTATTTTCACGATTCGTCGCAAAGATGACTACGTTAAATACTTATTACCTGCGAAAAATGAATAAAATGCTGAAGCCTGGAGATAAAGAGCTAGTGAGAGCGACTATTGAGTATTTCAAACAGAAAGACTTGAGAGTCTATGACACTGTATCCGAACTAAATCACATTCTTGGAATTATTAAAGAACGTGCTGCAGGTCAAGCGCCAGGAAAGTATTTAGCAGTCATCGATTATGTAGGACTTATCAAAGTCAATAACAATCGTGATAGAAGGTTACAGATTGAGCAGATTACAAGGGAATTAAAGAACCTTGCTAACGAACATCAAGTACCTATCGTTATCTTATCGCAGTTATCTCGTGGAGTTGAACAGCGACAGGACAAATCACCAATCTTGAGTGATTTAAGAGAGTCAGGCTCAATCGAGCAAGATTCAAATGTCGTTGGATTCTTAAGCAACGAAGAGACAGAAGAAAACCACGAAGGCTATCAACGTGTGAAGTTCTCTATCAAGAAGAACCGCGAAGGCGATTTGATGGATTCGACATTCAAGTTCTATAAAGCTCAAATGAATTTTGTGGAGGAATTTGAACGAAGATGAATGCAAGAGAGTTCGAAAACATTATGCAGTCGGAAGGACTTAAAACAACTAGAGCTGTGATGGTTCTGCTGCAAGAGGCTAAGAGGTGTCAGAGAAACATTAAAAGCATGAGCCTATATAAACATAAGTATGCAGTAGCATACATTGAGAAACAGAAGGAACAGAAAGACAAGGCTATCCTGCAAGCAATTGAAGTGGCTCGATTAGAGAAACTTTACGGATTCCGTCTGATTGAAGATAGAGACCGTGTAATAATAGCCACTTACAGTGTAGAGAACCCACACAGCGAAGTCATGAAGAAAATCAGAAGAGATATAGAAATAATGGCAGAATTGGAGAAAGAGTATGGCATTTGCGATTAAAAACAGCAATATGTATTTTACACAAATTGTAGATCACAGCAGCATAGCCGGATATTTGGACAGAAAACATCCAGTTAAAACATTTGAATTCAAAGCAAGTCAACAAGAAGCGATGAAATTCAAAAAGTACGGTGAAGCTAGAAAGTACATGAAGGAGAACGGAGTGAGCGGAAATATCATTGAAATAGCCGTATCAAAACCATTCCATATTAACAAGATGGACAAGAACATCGGGCCTAATAGGTTAGACGCTTGGTATGATTCAGTATTGATGGATACCAGGGAAGATATTGAAAAGATGATTGCAGATTCTGAGAACAATTTCAATCACATGGCTAAAGACATATTGAAAATCAGAACAACAACGTTAAATCAATTCTTACGTAATCCATACGAGATTGGTTGGAACACACGTAAGAAAATCATGGACAGATTAGAAGCATATTTTGAAGGAGCCGGAATTAAATGAATTTAAATGATCCAATTAAAAAAAGACGAATCGAACGAGAAGAGTTAATACGATTAGTTCAAAACTGGTTCGTAGAACGTGGATTGGATACGCTGGACGGAAGTGGCCAGCTAACCAAACTACAGGAAGAAGTAGACGAATTGAAAGAAGCATATATCCATATCAACCGCGATGAAGAGATTGACGCGGTTGGAGATATTACAGTAGTGCTAATCGGATATTGCATGCAGCGCAATCTTGATTTCATGGATTGCTTAGAAAGTGCTTATCACGAGATTAAGGACCGCAAAGGTAAAGTTATCAACGGTGTGTTTGTGAAAGAGGTGTAGTAATGGATTTAGCGAACGTGAGCAAAGGTTTAACTGAAAAATCGAAAATCAAAGAAGCGGTTAAACATCCAAAGCATTATCAAGGTATTTATGGATTAGAAGTGTTCACTGTGATGGACAATTTTATTCCAAAATACGAAAACTCATTTGATGGATATATCGCAGGTAACGTTTTGAAGTACGTGCTGCGAGCGCCAAGCAAAGGAAAAATGCTCGAGGATCTAAAAAAAGCAAAAGAACATTTGGACTTGTTAATAGAAAGATTAGAGGATTAATCATGAAAACAAATCAATTATGGGTAATATTTTGGCAAATCATAGCATACACAATTTTAATGCTTAATGTGTTTGGAATTAGTAGAATTCATATCTTGTTCGCTATCGTTGCAGTGTTCAACGGAATGGTAGCTGGATACGAGAAAGAAAAGGAAATCAGAAGTCTAATCAAAATGGACGCTAAAGAATTCGAAAAATACCTTAAAAATATTGAGGAGGACCAATCATGAAAGAGAAATCAGAGCTTGATAAATTAAAAGACGATGTGCATTACTTGATTGTGGCGCATTGCAAGTACAAGGATATTTCGATGTATGAACGAGCGTTGAAACAGTTCCAGGAAGATATTGGATATGGCCAGTTAGAAGATATGAGCTACGATGAACGATTCGCTTTCTTGCTGGGGTTTGAAACGTCGTTGAAGGCGATAGAAACTATTACTTTAAAAGAAAGTGATAAGATCAAGAATGCAGCTCGGAGATTAGATAAACCGCTCGAGCAATGTGGACTAATGAGTGCGACTTAAGGAGGATCAGAATGATGGAAGATAAAACACAACATGAGGCTCTTATGGAAGAGTTGCAAAAAAAAGTGGAAAATTTCAGAGTTGGATTTGCAGAAATTGGAGAAAGATTTTCAAAATTATTACTTGATATTGAAATTTCTGAGGAAGAGGAAGATACATGGGAGATGAAATGCCCGTATAAGATTGAAGACGAATACTGGATAATTTGTGACAGTGGGGAATTTGAAAAGGTAATTTGGAATGACTACAACCTCGACAAGAAAGTATTCAAAGCAGGCAACGCCTTTCCAACCAAACAAGCAGCCGAACTAGAATCTAAACGCAGAAACCTACTAACACGATTCAGAGCATTTCGTGATGAATGTAATGGGGATTGGAAGGCGAATTGGAATGATGTCACACACAGAAAATACTATGTATTCTATTCAGAAACTAAAAATGATGTTTGTGTTACTTATATCGTTTTTGATAAACGTTTCCACACTTTCGGTTATTTCAAAAATGGAGATGACGCCTATAAAGCAATCGAATTGTTTGGTGACGAAATCAAAGCTCTATTTGTAGATTGCGAGGCGTAGGGTTAAATGAAAACAATTAACGAAATACAAGACCATAAATTGGTGTTTGATGAACGAAATGATTCCCAAATATATGCATTTGATTTAAAACGTGAATGGAACTTATTAGATGTAGACCAGAGAAGTGATTGGCGGACTCTAAAAGAAAGAAAAATCAAATTATCTGTTGAGTCTATATTGGATTGGATATATGAATATATGGAACAAGACGGATATGAAGACATGTTTGTTCATTTGTGGAATGACACGTCTGAAGAATTTAAACAACGAATGCAAGGGCTACTTGATGAAATTTCTAATTTTCCAAGTGCGAAAGTCTATGACATTGATGAAGATGTCAATCCATTTGTGGATTTAGAGGAGGAATAACAATGCACATTACTATGTTTTTAAAAAACGGACAAACATTAAGATTTGAAGACGTGACAAACTTGAAGAAAGAAGAAAAATTCTATAACATTATTACTTTTAATTATTTAAGTATGTCGGATTTCAAAAAGAAAAGAGCACTCTTTAGCATTAAAGAAGTGTTAGGTTTATCAGTTGATAAGGAGGATTTCGATGTTAACAGTTTACTCTAAACCAAATTGCATCCAGTGCGAGATGACAAAAATGTGGCTTACTCAAAATAAAATTCAATTTGAGTCAGTGGATGTATCTGAGCATCCAGAAAAGCTAGAAGAAATTAAATTAAACGGTTTCCAGCAGCTACCAGTAGTTGCGTTAGATGAACACTTCGACAATGCCTGGTCTGGATTCAATGTAGACAGATTAGAAGAATTGAAGGAGAGCTGCTAATGGAAAGAATGAGTCCAGAAGAACGAATGGTATTAAGGCTGATTCCAGTGAGCGATACTCGACGAATTAACCGAGTGGACATTTCAAGCATTACTAAGCTGTCGGAACGTAGAGTTAAGAAAGTAATTGATACGTTAGTTAACAGATACGGCATTGTGATTATCGGAGAACGTAACGGCAGGACTGGATACTATATCCCAGAAACAGACGAGGCACGTAAAGACGGAATTAAAACTATGAGGTCTCAAGCGATTAAAGAATTCAAACGAGTGAGCCGAATTTTAAAAGGCGATTTGAAAGCTCACGAAAAATATTTGGAGGTAAATAAATGATTAATCACGTAGTAGTAGTTGGCAGACTTACTAAAAAGCCAGAACTTAAATTTACAGCAAACGGTACTAAATATACGCAGTTCATCGTTGCAACACAGCGTAACTTCAAGAATAAGGACGGAGAGTACGAAGCAGATTTTATTAATTGCCGGTTGTGGCGCACAGCTGCTGAAAACTTTACTAAATTTACAAACAAAGGCTCGCTTGTAGGGATTGAAGGAAGGATTCAAACGAGTAGTTATGATAAGGATGGAAAAACAGTCTACATCCAAGAAGTATTAGCGGAAGGATTTTCATTATTAGAAACTAAGAAGACAGTTGAATCAAGAAACAATCAGCCTGTATTCAATAGCAACGAAGCTGAACCAATCGAATTCAGCGAGGATGACTTACCGTTCTGAGGGAGGAGTTAGATGAAGCTAGATACTAAGGCAACGATTAAAGGAGTAGCGGAAGTATTAGAACATTACAAGACTCTCAAGAAGATTGCAGGAGAGAATTATGTGAGCAAGATTACAGCAGTATTCTCATTCGAGCCTAGAAGCTACACAGGAACTGTGCGAAATCCGATTGAAGAACATATCACCAGACAAGAAACAGCCAGAAGCTACATGGATAAAATAGAGCAAGCTGTTAATAAGATACGTGATCCGTATCGCAGGCAAGTTATCGTTGAAAAATATATTAAGAGTAACGTGAGCGACATTGCTATATATATGGATTTAGGTTATTCATCGACTGAATTCTACAGATTACTGGATAAAGCAATGATAGAATTTGCCCATTATTATGATGGAGGCTCATTCTTAAAGTACGAGAAAGGAAAGAATATAGAAGACTTGTTTTCGTTCTTGGGAGAAATTTGAAAGTAATTTGAAAGTTTAACAATGTAGAATTAAGTTATAATGTTAATGTAGAAAAAGTAGGTAGATAAAGATGAAGCTGCGGAAACAGCTACATCAAAGCCGGTCCTGAAAAAGGTGTATACAAGTTAGCAGCATGGACGACTGCTAACAATGCCGTGTTGGATGTAGAGTGGTTCGACTCCACTCACGGTAATTCCCCAGATAAACCAACAAAAACTGTCAAAGAGCGTGCTGATGAGTACGCTCTTTGACAGTTTTTAAGAAAGGAAACAGTATGAACTTCGTAGAACCTATTCGCGATCCTGATGACATCCAGGCTATGAAAGATTACCTAAAAGAATGGAACGAACGTAATTACATGCTGTTCGTATTTGGAATTAATCTTGGATTAAGAATCAGTGACATTATTAAATTAAAAGCTAAGGATGTTCAAGGACAGTATGTGAACATCCGAGAGTTAAAGACAGGCAAGATTCTCAAAAGAAAGATGAACAAGTCTTTCAAAAAGGAAGTACAAGAGTACATCAAAGATATGAACCCTCATGATTATCTATTCAAAAGCAGAAAAGGAAAGAATAAAGCAATTACTCGTGAAGCTGCTTATTACATTCTAAAGGCTGCAGCAGAAGATATTGGAATCGAGAATGTTGGAACACATACGATGCGCAAAACATTTGGGTATCACCACTACAAGAACAATAAAGACGTAGCCCTGTTGATGGTTCTATTTAACCATGCAAGTCCGGATATCACACTTCGATACATTGGAATCCAGCAAGACCAACAGGATAAATCAATGGACGATTTTTACTTGTAGAGCTGTTTAATTTAACATATTGAGAATTTGTAAATTCAAAAAAGAAAAGTTAAATAAACATTATTAAATCAATGGTTTCGAGCGTTGCTCGAATTTAACACAATATAAGATATGATAAATTCAAGAATACCCCGGTACCCTTGAATATTTAATACCCCCACCCCTTTAGAAATGGCGGTACGATAATAAAAACACCCCCATGCAATTAAACCCGGTAGGGTTAAAATGACCCTGCTGCATAAAATTTAAATAAAGGATGAATTGAAATGGTAAGACCAGATAGGATTGGACCACATCGAGTAGCTTTCGAAAAGAATAAGAAGAAGATATTCAAGACGCAGAACGTCTGTGGAATTTGTGGCAAGCCTGTAGACTTCAAGCTTAAGTATCCACATCCACTGTCACCAGTGATTGACCACATCGTACCAATAAACAAAGGTGGACATCCAAGCGACATTGAGAATCTACAGCTCGCACACTGGACTTGCAACAGGCAAAAATCAGATAAATTATTTAATCAAGCGCGTGAAGTGAAACAAGTCCTCGGAAATCGAAATTTGCCACAAACAAGAGATTGGGCAAATTACAAACCTGAGTGATAGGCCTCTGAGTGATAGGGGGGAGGGGAACCTACCCTTTGGCTTGGCCGACCTCCCAGGCAGTATTGTACATATTTTCTCGCGCCAAAATTCAAAAAAGGAGAATAAAAATGGAATTGAAAGGTAAAGCATATCTCCGTAGGAAGTTAGACGGATATCGCACTGGAGTTCAAATGCGATATAAGTACTATTCTATGGAGAAATTTGATAATACAGACGGAATTACTATTCCTGCTCAAATTAGGGATAAATATAAGGCTGTACTAGGATGGGCAACAAAAGCTGTAGACAGCTTAGCCGACAGATTGATTTTTAGAGAATTCGCGAACGATAATTTCAACATCAATGAAATATTCCAGTACAACAATCCAGACATCTTCTTTGATTCAGCGATTTTATCGGCATTGATTGGTTCATGCTGCTTTATCTACGTTTCTAAAGATGAAGAGGGCATGCCTAGATTACAGGTAATTGAGGCAAGCAATGCAACAGGGATTATAGATCCAATTACTAATTTATTAACTGAAGGCTATGCTGTACTCAAACGAGATGATTATGAGAATCCGCTGCTAGAAGCGTATTTCACTCCAACCGAGACAATATTTTATCCAAAAGGACAAGAGCCGTACTCAATAGAAAATCCAACAGGAATTCCATTATTAGTGCCTATTATCCATAGACCTGATGCAAGTAGACCGTTTGGACGCTCGCGCATTACTAAATCTGGAATTTCTTATCAAAAAACAGCTCAGAGAACAATTGAGCGTTCAGAGATTACTGCTGAATTTTACTCATTCCCTCAAAAATATGCTCTAGGGGTTAGCCAAGACGCAGAATCGGTGGAAAGCCTAAAAGCAACTATTTCAAGCTTTATTATGTTCACAAAGGATGATGATGGTGATAAACCGTCTGTTGGGCAGTTTACTACTGCAAGTATGACTCCGTTCGTTGAGCAATTAAAAATGGCTGCTTCTGGATTTGCAGGAGAAACGGGATTAACTATGGATGACTTAGGGTTTTCTTCTGATAATCCATCTAGTGTTGAGGCCATTAAAGCAAGTCATGAGAACTTAAGGCTAGCTGGGAAGGCTGCACATCGCTCTATTGGGTCTGGTTTGCTAAATGTAGCTTATGTAGCGGTTTGCTTGCGTGATGATTTCAGATATATGCGTAAGGAATTTATGAAAGCGGAAGTTAAATGGGAACCATTATTTGAAGCAGACGCATCCACATTAACTATGCTTGGTGACGGCGCAATTAAAGTAAATCAGGTACTACCAGGATATATCACAGCAGAAACAATTCGCGATTTGACTGGTATCAAAGGAAATATGGAAGCAAAACCAGTTCAAGACACACAAGAGCAAAAAGTGAAAGTTACTGATGACGCTTCTGACAAGCAAAAAAATAGGATTATTTCAACTTACGAAATAACTTCACTATTAAGCAATTACCAAAAAGGTGTACTTTCAAAGGAAAATGGCATATCACTGCTCGCTTCAACAGGAATGAGTGAAAAAGAAGCTGAATACATGTTGAATAATACTAAGGTTGAAGGTAAAGACAATGAATAATTATGATATTTCGTATGAATATGACATTGTACCTGAACTTCTTGAGAAAATTAAAGCAGATTTCTTTAGCAAGGCTGAAAAGAGTGCAGAATTAGAGAGGTTACTACTTCTAGCGCGAAGTGGTAAAGCTAACTTTATAGACGCTCATGAATTTTCAACTAAATTAGGGCAGATTCTTTCTGAGGCACTTCAAATTAATATTAGTGGTTCGATTCTTCCTGATGGAAAGATGCATTTTAACATTGCTAGTCGCATTTTGAATGAAACTCTAGGCACTAACCACAAGATGGTAAGTTCATACACAAAGCAGGTTCAAGAGATTTTAAATAAGGAGGCTGGGATTGGATTAAAATCCATCCAGGCACCTATAAATCAAGAAAGAATTAATGGACTAGTAAATCGATTGTCATACGAGGAAAAGTTCGAAGATGTATCATGGATTCTTAAAGAGCCTATCGTTAACTTCAACCAAAATATCGTGGATAATCATATCAAAGTAAATGCAGACTTCCATTTTAAATCTGGATTAAAACCAAAGATTGTTCGAACAACTGACGGTAATTGTTGCGCTTGGTGTAGTAAATTAGCTGGTGTTTACACGTATCCGGGTGTTAACAAAGATGTATTCAGACGGCATGATAGATGTACTTGCACATTAGACTATCATCCAGGTAACGGTAAAAAGCAAAATGTGTGGAGTAAAAAGTGGAGTGAGGAAGATGTAGCGGTTCAGTCTAGCAAAAGGATTGACGAATATAAGTTACAACAAATCAAAGATGCTTTGAGTAAAATTGATTTAAATAAAGCAACTCCGAATGATATAATTGAAATAGGAAAACAAGTTTCAAACCATTTCGATATCGTTAATCATATCGGCAATAAAGATGAACTGAAATCGATTTTTTCAAATTTTAGAGAGATGGGCGGTTCAGTTTCTAACGACTCTTGGGCGAAAGGTTCTTCAAAAGTCGTTAAAGATGGGTTAGAGGAAGCTTTTTCATATTATCCAAAAGAATGGTCGAAAATTCCCGAAAAGCATAATAAAAAAATATTAGCAAGAAAAACCGAACGAGGCTTTTTTCATCCAAGCGCGCTTAATTCAAAAGGAAATGCGTATGACAAAAAATATCCTGATTATAAAGATGGATATTTAACCCTAGCCACAGACGGAATAAGAAAAACTGTTCCATATCATGAAATTGGACATTTGATTGAATGGTCAAACCCTAATGTATTACGAATTGAAAAAGAATGGGTTGATAGCCGTACTGTTGGAGAGAATCCTATCAGTTTAAAAAAGATTTTCCCAAATATTAAGTATAGAGTAACAGAAGTAACAAAAAAAGATAATTTTATTTCTCCTTATATCGGAAAGGAATATCCCGACTTCACGGAAGTATTAAGCATGGGATTGCAAGGATTATTTGAACCTTCGGAAAAGTTTCTTCAGTCAATCGATTTTGCAACAAATGAGAGGGTATTAAAAACAATAAAAGATGATTTAGATTTTTTACATTTGACAGTAGGCTTGATATTGAAAGGATAGAAATATGTATAACAATGTGTATGATCGTTTAAAATATTTTTCAGAGGAACTTGTGAAACGCTATGAAAAACAATTCAACGTTTCTTTAGAAGATGCTATTTTTTTTAATCCTGTTAACATAGACCAATACCCAGAAGAAATAGAAGAAGCTATTGAACGACTAGAAAATTCTTTAAAAACAGGAATTCCATTAAATGAAGATGATATCCAACGTTATAGTCCGGATGTTATTTATTAAAACTGATAACTCTTTGTTTTTAGAAAGAGTTAAAGAGATTTTAAACAAAGGAATGAGTGAATGGCTAGAAAGAAATATGGTAATCAGCTTCCTACACAATCAGTCATCCTACCTTACGTTAAGAAAAGGTCTCTCAGTAAGGAAGCTATAGAAATTTATGAGAAAACAGGATTAAGCAGCTATATCTGGCAAAAGAAATTGCTAGAGGCTATGATGGCTGTTGATAAAAAAGGACTATGGGTCCATCAGAAGTTCGGATATTCCATTCCACGACGGAACGGAAAATCCGAACTTCTTTATATGCTTGAACTTTGGGGGTTACACCAAGGTTTGAATATATTACACACAGCTCATCGAATTAGTACCTCACACTCTTCATTCGAGAAGGTTAAGCGGTATTTAGAGAAGATGGGATATGTGGACGGAGAAGATTTCACATCAATCCGCGCTAAAGGACAAGAACGAATCGCTCTAACTAATACAGAAGGAGTGCTGCAGTTCAGGACTCGTACATCGAACGGTGGACTTGGTGAAGGATTTGACATCATGATCATAGACGAAGCTCAAGAATACACGACAGAGCAGGAGTCAGCGTTGAAATATACGGTTACTGACAGTGATAATCCAATTACTGTTATGTGCGGAACTCCTCCAACTCCAGTTTCAAGCGGAACGGTATTCAGCAAATTCCGTGAAACATGTCTATTTGGCCGTGGTAAGTATTCCGGATGGGCAGAGTGGTCTGTATCTACTGAAAAAGAGATATCAGACATTGAAGCTTGGTACAATTCCAATCCTTCAATGGGATATCACTTAGACGAACGGAAGATTGAAGCCGAACTCGGTGACGATAAGTTGGACCATAATATCCAACGTCTTGGTTTTTGGCCTACATATAACCAAAAATCAGCAATCTCAGAAGCTGAGTGGGAGGCACTTAGACTTGATGAAGTACCTAAATTCAAAGGCCCTATGTTCGTTGGAATTAAGTACGGGCAAGATGGTACTAACGTAGCCTTAAGTATTGCTATTAGGACAGATTTCGATGATATCTTCGTTGAAACTGTCGATTGTCAATCTGTTCGAAATGGTAATGGATGGATAGTTGATTTCTTAAGGAAAGCAAAACCGTCCCAAATAGCTATCGATGGTGCTAGTGGGCAGAAAGTTCTCGATGATGAATTGAAAGAGTTCAGAATCAGGAATGTAGTGCTGCCAACCGTTAAAGAAATCATCGTAGCAAACGCTATGTTTGAACAAGGTGTGTATCAAAAAACTATTTGTCACTCAGGTCAACCGTCACTTTCCAAAGTAGTAACCAATTGCGACAAACGTAACATTGGTTCAAATGGTGGATTTGGATATCGTTCACACTTCGATGATGTAGATATCAGTCTTATGGACAGCGCCTTGTTAGCGCATTGGCTTTGTGCAACAGCTAAGCCAAAGAAAAAACAAAAAATCAGTTATTAAACTAAAAGTCACTGCTTATGTAGTGGCTTTTTTTAATAAAAAATTACTGTACGCGCAGGTTAACGCGGAGAAAGGAGACAGTAACATGTCTGAATTTAAAACGATTGAAACACAAGAAGAACTAGACCGAATCATTGGTGAACGACTCGCTCGTCAGAAAGAGAAGTATGCCGGATTAGAGAAGTTAGAATCTCGTGTGAAGGAATTGGAAACAACGAATGCGGAGTTACTAGCAACAATCGACAGCAACAGCAAACTACTAGCTGAGAAAGACGAATTTATTAGCGCTAAAGAGTCTGAATTAGCAGAAGTTAACCAAGTTGTTGAGAAGTTCAAAGGGACACAGCTTCGTACAAAAATTGCATTGCGCAACGGTCTTCCTTATGAATTGGTAGACAGATTACAAGGTAGCGACGAAGAGAGCTTGCAAGCCGATGCGGAACGTTTATCTGCATTTATCAAACCAAAACCAGTCGCTCCATTGAAAGATGTTGAACCAGTCGTAGGCGATGGTAGAACAACAGCAATGCGACAAATGTTACAAGAATTAAATCAATAATCAAAAGAAAAGAGGAAAATATATGCCAACATTACAAGCAGAAACATTTTTTAAACCAGAATTAATTAAAGATCTATTTTCTAAAGTACAAGGTAAATCAGTATTAGCATCTTTATCTCAACAAACACCAATTCCATTTAATGGAACAGAGCAAATGATCTTCAACTTGGAAGGTAACGCTCAGATTGTTGGAGAAGGCAAAAAGAAAGAAGCAGGAGAAGCTAAACTTGAATCTGTAATCATCAAGCCTTTGAAATTCGTTTATCAAGCTCGTATTACAGACGAATTCTTACGTGCTTCTGAAGAAAAACAACTTGATTTCTTAGAAGCATTCACAGACGGATTTGCTAAGAAAATTGCTCAAGCATTCGATATTGCAGCAATTCACGGATTAGAACCTAAAACAATGACAGACGCAACTTTCCGCGACACAAACTCATTCGATGGATTAGTTAAGAGCAATGTAGTTACTTACGCTGAAGGAACTTTCGACGACAACATCGACGCTGCAGTTCAAACAGTAGTAGCTAACGGAAGTGACGTTACAGGTATTGCTTTATCTCCAACAGGTGGACAAGCATTAGCTAAAATCAAAGTTAACGGTGTTACTTCATACCCTGAATTCAAATTTGGTCAAAATCCTAAATCATTCTATGGAATGGCTTCTGACATTAGCAAAAACTTAACAGTGACTGGCGGAACTGCTGAGACAGACCACGCAATCGTTGGTGATTTCGAAAATCGTTTCAAATGGGGTTATGCTGACAATGTTCCTATGGAAATTATCCAATTTGGTGATCCAGACGGTGCAGGTCGTGACTTGAAAGCACACAACGAAATCTGCTTACGCGCAGAAGCATATATCGGATGGGGAATCCTAGACGAAAAAGCATTCGCTCGTGTTAAAGCGTAGGTCGTGCTTATGAAGTATATAAATGTGGATACTGGTGTAATTGTTGAGTCAGATAGCGTACTGTCTGGCTCATGGGAACCAGTGGAAGAAAAGAAAACTAAAGCTAAACCGAAGAAAGAAGCAAAGGATGATGAATAATGGACTCATTTGCGACTTTAGACGATTTACAGCGACTCTGGAAACGACTACAACCGTCTGAACTTGATAGAGCGAAGGCGCTTCTTGCTACTGTATCTGACATGCTGAGGGAAGAGGCTCGTCGCTATGGAAAAGATTTAGATAACATGGTTGTAGAGCGTTCTAGTTATGAGAACGTGGTTAAGTCTGTAGTAGTTGATATTGTAGCTCGTACATTAATGACTTCTACAGAACAAGAGCCGATGACTCAATTCAGCCAAAGCGCTCTAGGATACTCAGTAAGTGGCTCGTATCTCGTTCCTGGTGGTGGTATCTTCATCAAAAATGCAGAATTGAAACGATTAGGCTTCACTAAGCAACGGATTGGAGTGATAGAATTCTATGATTAAAGGAATTACTGTCACATTAGTAGATCGTGTTAAAACTGGTGAAGATGAAATGGGTGCTGCAACATACGATGATGTTGAAATTCAAGTAGAGAATGTTTTAGTATCTCCTGCTGAAGCCACTGACGTTATTAACCAGGTTCAACTGTATGGAAAAAAAGCAGTGTACACACTCGGTATTCCTAAAGGCGATACTCACATTTGGAAAGATAGGGAAGTTAAATTCTTTGGGGAAACATTTCGAACATTCGGACCAGTTGTAGAAGGAATTGAGTCTATGGTACCAACAGACTGGCACAAGAAAGTGGCGGTGGAAAGATATGAGTAGTTCATTTAAATTCAAATTAAACACAAAAGGTGTTGGTGAATTTTTAAAATCTGAACCTGTTCAGAAAATGATTAGCGAACGAGCTAACGATATTGCTAGTCGAGCAGGAACTGGATATGAGGCAGATACTCAAATCGGTCAGAAACGTGCTACAGGACGAGTTAAAGCTGCTACAGCTAAAGCTAAAAAGGATAATAAGAAACACAATACATTATTGAAGGCGGTGAGAGGTTGATAGAGATTGAAATTAGAAAATTCATGATGAGCAAGTTGGAATGCCCAGTTGTATTCGAGGTTGCACCTAAGATGCCAGATAAATTTGTATTAATTCAAAAAACAGGTAGCTCTAAGCGAAATAAATTATTAGCCTCTACATTTGCTTTCCAATCTTATGGAAAGTCGATGTACGAGGCTTCTTTGTTGAACGAAAATGTAAAAGAAGTAGTTGAACAGTTAGTCGAATTAAACGACGTATCTGATGTTAGTTTAAATAGCGATTACAACTATACAGATACAGAATCAAAAAAATATAGATATCAAGCAGTGTTTGATATCAGACATTATTAGAAATGAGGGAAAAATATGGCAGATAAAAACAACGCGAGTAACGTAACCGCAGCTAAGCCTAAGATTGGTGGAGCTATTTACATGGCACCAAAAGGTACAGATTTACCTACTGACGCAGAAACAGCGTTAGATGCTGCATTCCAAAACTTAGGTTTCGTATCTGAAGATGGTTTAGAAAATGCTAACAGTGCATCGTCTGAGAACACTAAGGAATGGGGCGGTTCAATCGTAAATACAACGTTGAAAGAAAAAGAGGACAAATTTAAGTTCACTTTGATTGAAGCATTAAACTTACACGTATTGAAATTAATTTACGGTGAAAAGAACGTAACTGGAACTTTAGAAACAGGAATCACTGTTAAAGCTAAAGCTGAAGATTACGAAGAAAAATCATTTGTAGTGGATATGGTTCTAAAATCAGGAATTATTAAACGCATGGTACTTCCACTTGCTAAAGTATCAGAAGTAGGGGACGTTAAGTATGCTAGTGGAGAAAACATCGGTTATGAAACTACTTTATCAGCGTTCCCAGATGGCGACGGAGCCACTCATTACGAATATATTAAGAAAGTAGGTTAATTATGATTAAAGGGAAAACATCTTCCGGATTTAAATTCCAAATCAATGAAAGCACAATTAACGATGACTATGAGCTATTAGAACTACTTGTAGAATTAGAAGAAAATCCTCTTCTAATTTCTAAGGTCGTTCGAAAAGTTCTAGGCCCTGATGCAGCGGCTGCATTAAAAGATCATGTACGAGATGAAAATGGATGTGTATCTATTCAGAAAATGAATGATGAAATTACTGAGATTTTCACACAGGCTAAAGCCTTAAAAAAATAATGGCCCTTGCAAGAATGATTGTGACTGATGAAGATGCTTTAATTTGCGATTTAGCAGAAACTTATCATATCTATGACTATCGACGGCTACCAGTTTTAACGGTGGCCGTTTTTTCTTTAGGTTTAAGACCAAACTCAAGAATTAAGATGATCATGTCTGGAAATAGAATCACGTTAGAAGAGTCGTTACTAGCTTGTGCCGTGGATAGATTAAGCATACTAGCATGGCAGAAGACGAAAGATGGTTCAAAAGGCACTAATATGCCTCAATCGATTTTAGAAAAATTACTAGGTATAGATGAGCGCAAATCAGAGTCAGATACTCAGACATTTAGTTCGGGCGAGGAGTTCTTAAAAGAAAGAAATAGATTATTAGGGAAGGAGGAAACTTAATGGCAACAGAATTAGGTACTGCTTATGTTCAGATAATCCCATCGGCTGACGGAATCAAAGGCATGATTGAGAAGGCTATGGGAACCGAAGTAGTCGGTGCCGGAGATAAAGCTGGACAAGGTTTTATGAAAAGTTTTGCTGGTACAGTCACTAAGATGATTGCAGCAATCGGGATAGGGAAAGTTATTAAGGACACCTTATCTTCTTCATTAAACGAGGGTGCAGCACTTCAACAGTCTCTTGGTGGGATTGAGACGCTATTCAAAGGCAGTGCCGATATCGTTAAAGGATACGCTAAAGAAGCGTATAGAACATCCGGTTTGTCTGCTAACGCGTATATGGAATCTGTAACAGGATTTAGTGCAAGTCTACTACAATCTCTTGGTGGAGATACTGGTAAGGCTGCAGAAATAGCAAACATGGCAATGATTGATATGTCAGATAATGCTAACAAGATGGGTACATCGATGGAAAGCATCCAATTCGCATATCAAGGATTTGCTAAGCAAAACTATACGATGTTAGATAACCTAAAGCTCGGTTACGGTGGTACTAAGGAAGAAATGCAACGGCTTCTTACCGATGCTCAGAAGTTAACTGGAGTTAAGTATGACATCAACAACTTATCTGATGTATATCAAGCTATCCATGCAATACAGGGCAAGCTAGATATCACAGGAACGACAGCTAAGGAAGCTTCAACAACTTTCTCTGGATCATTTGCATCCATGAAAGCCGCAGCACAAAACGTACTTGGGAATATGGCCCTTGGAGAGGATTTAACACCATCGCTCGAAGCGTTAAAAGAAACGGTAAAAACATTTGTATTTGGCAACTTCATACCAATGCTTAAAAATGCGGTTAAAGCCATTCCTGAAGTGCTAGGATTCGCCATCAAAGAAGGATTAACAGCTATCTTCGGTGAATCTACTACACAAACGATTATCAATAACCTATCTACAGCATTCCAAAATATTAAAGGTGCAGTCGGTGGTATTGGTGACTTGTTTGGAGGCTTTATAGACAAATTAAAAGGCATTCTTGGAATAAGTGGAGATGTAGGAGAGTTAGGGACAGCATTTGAAGGCATTACTGGGGCTATTAGCACAGTAACTGACTGGATTAAGCAGTTTGTAGATTGGATTAACCAAACCCCTGCAGCAGTTGATGCTGTAACATCAGTGTTAGCAGGATTAACAGCAGGCTTTGTTGCTTTAAAAGTTGTAGACACTGTTAAGAGCGCAATTGATAATTTCAAAGCAGGGTTAACTGCTGCTAAAGGTGCAATGGTTGTATTTAACGCGATTGTTTCCGCGAATCCATTTACAGCCTTGATTGTAGGGGTTACTGCTGTAGTAGCTGCATTAACCTGGTTCTTTACTCAGACAGAGACAGGAAAGGCCATTTGGCAAGGTTTTACAGAATTCCTATCTAGCGCATGGACTTCTATTTCAAGTTTCTTAATTGATACTTGGAATAATATCGCTCAAACAGCGACAGCCATTTGGGAAGGTATTGTAAGTGTCGCAACGGCTATTTGGAGTGCTATCACTGGCGCAATTATGGCGGTTGTTCAACCATTTATCGACGCATTCATGGGTCTATGGAACGGAATGAGTTCAGGAATCTCTCAAATATTTGATGGATATGTTACATACTTAACTGGAGTATGGGAAGTTATCAAATCAGTATTCCTGGGAGCAATCCTAATTATCATTGATTTAGTAACACTTAATTTCGGGCAATTAGGAACGGATTTAGGTGCTATTTGGGATGGAATTTCGAATGGAATATCAATGATGTGGGAAGGTATTAAATCGGTGTTCTCAGGGGCAGTCGACGCAATTGTAGGAGGTGTCCAAGCCACATTTAATGGAATGGCCGAATTCTTGAGCGGACTATGGGACGCTATTTCTGGTGCAGCTATTGCAGGTTGGAATGGATTAGTTTCTGGAGTTCAAGGAATCATCGACGGATTAGTTTCTGGAGCGCAAGCCGCTTGGGACGCTATGTCTAAGGCTGTTGATAGCTTAGTTTCTGGAATTACTGGAATCTTCGACGGATTATGGCACATCGACTTAGTAGGAGCTGGGAAAGCTATCATGGAAGGCTTCCTCGGTGGGTTAAAATCAGCCTGGAGCGCTGTAACAAACTTCGTAGGAAGCATTGCAAACTGGATTCGAGACCACAAAGGGCCAATCGAGTACGATAGAAAGTTATTAATTCCAGCCGGTAATGCTATCATGGACGGGTTAAATCAAGGATTACAAGACCAATTTAAGGATGTAAAACAAACGGTCGGAGGAATGGGTGATGAAATTTCAGATGTATTTTCAGAAGGCAACCTTGATTTGAATTCCTCTGTATCCCTTACTAAAACCTTTGAGGCACAATTGGCTATGCCGTCAACCCAATTTGAGGCCCATGAGAGTAAAACCGTGTCTGAGATAGCGAATCTGAGAGCGAGTATGGAGAGAATCCTTACTGCTATCCTTGAAAAGCCGTCAGATACTTATCTGGACGCTGATAAAATTTCAATGAGCGTCTACCAGCGCCAAGGTGCAATTTATGCTAGGGAGGGAATTTAATGGAATACATGATTATCAATGGTTTCAACACTTCAACCATTCCTAACTGTGTGGTGACTGATTTTGGCGAGGTGGAGGCTGCTAAACCTAAAGTTTCAGAAACAGCTACCCTTTTTGGGGTCAACGGGGATTACCGCGTCTTGGACGGTGCTTATGAAAGTTACGAGAGGACTTTTGTATTTTACCTTCCAAGGACGGTAGATCCGTCTAAAATCGTTGAGAGATTTCAACCAAATGATAATACGCTAGAGTTTAGCTACCAACTAGGCTCTTTGTTTTATGCTGATTTTGTCAGTGCAAAATACATGCCACAAGGTATGCATGTATGGAAATTAGAAATTAAGTTGAGTATGCAACCTTTCCGCTATCAGAAAGATGTTGTCCCTTTGGTCTTCACTGCAAGTGGCAATATCAACAATCCAGGCTCTGTCTATAGTGAGCCTGTGATTGAAATTGAGGGAGATGGAGATATTTCTTTGACTATCGGACGGACAACCATGCACTTGACCATTAGACAAAAAGTGACCATTGATTGTAGGCATAAGAAGCAGAATATCTACAATGCAGAAGGCGCGGTTCAAAACACTCTACGTAAGCGTGGAGGCTTCTTTGAATTGGCAGTTGGTAATAACGGTCTGGTCTTTACTGGTGCAGTTCGTAAGGTCACAGTTCGCCCGAATTGGAGGTATATCTTATGATTTATCTTACAGACGGCAATACGCCTTTAAACGAGGCTTACAATGACGAAATCGTCCAAGAACGGAACAATACTTATCAATTAACGTTTCGATTTCCTACATCAGACCCCAAGTGGGAATTGCTAAAAGAGGAAACTTTTTTGACTGCAGACGACCTACATGGTGAGCAAGATTTTTATATTTTTGAGGTTGAGAAGAAGCATGGCTATATTCAGGTCTATGCTAACCAAGTATTCACTCTCTTGAATAACTATGTGGTCAATTCTATCTCTTTGGATAGAGTGACTGGTTCGACTGCTTTAAGTCAATTTGCTGGAAGCATTACTCGTGACAATCCATTCTCATTTTTCTCTGACATTGAAGATAGACACACCTTCAACACTGATACTAAGAACGCTATGGAAGCATTGACCAAGGATAAACATTCTATTCTTGGTCAGTGGGGTGGTGATTTAGTCAGACATGGGTATCAAGTACGATTACTAAAAAATGGCGGTTCGGAAAACGAATCGCTTTTTATGTACAAAAAGAACCTGTCTAGCTACCAACATAAGACCTCAACCAAGTCTTTAAAAACTCGGATAACCTTTAAAACAACTGTTAAAGGTGAGGGAGAAAAGGCGCCTGACGTTGATTATGTGGTAGTGATTGATAGCCCATTACTTAGAAAATACAGCCAAATCTATGAAGCAGTTGTTGAAGTCAATGATCAGAACGTCAAAGACAGAGATAGCTTGATTGAATACGGTAAGCAGTATTTTCGGGCAAGCATGTGTGACATGCTAGAAGATAACCTTGAAATATCGGTTGTCGGTCAGAGCGATGTTGCAGTTCGGATGTTCGATGTGGTCAGTATCTATCACGAAGAGTACGATTTTGATGTTCGTAAGAAAATTACGAAATATACTTACTCTCCAATGGCTAAACGTCTGAAATCAATTGGTTTTGGGACATTTCAGTCTAGTCTGGCGAATGCAATCAGTGGGATTGTAAACGATGCCGTTTTGAATGAAACTCGAAATTTGAATCAGATTTTTGATGAACGTTTGAAAAAAGAAATCGCAAATGCAGACCGTGCGTTTGACGCTGAGTTCGCCAAACGTGAAAAAGCTATCATAGATGCCATAGAGGAATACAAGGCCAAAGCCGAAGAGTTTGGAGCTAAAATCCATGATGAAGTGGAGAAAGAGCGTCCTGAGTTCTTGAAGCGCATCCGTGAAGAGTTGATGAGTGGTGCGGACTCAATTGCTGAATTAAGCAAGAAATTAGAGCAGGTAAGCGAGACCGCAAGGATCAATGCTGGTCTAATTGGTGGCGATGGAACCGCTAAGTATAACAAGAACCGCCTCAATGGTAGCACGGCTAAAAAAATCGCCTACGGTACTGATTTTGTCGAAGTCGGGCACAATGGAGAAGGCTTCGAGCTAGGTAAGCAGTACGTTATTAGTTGGTCAGCAACATGTACGGTTTACGGAAAGACAGACGTTACTGTGATAATCAAGAAGAATCCGTTCTATGGTGGACACGTTCGTTTTGAGCCTGCTAATCCACACTTGCCAGTGATTGACAAAGACTTAACAAATAAAGAGGAGCAAGTATTGGCGGTTTATAACGACGGCTATCGCTTGACATTATCGGGTGACTGGTATCAGAACTCAGTTCAATTTGCGACGGTTGATAATCGAACCAATCGTATTGAGTTTGAACCAGTCTATAAGACGGTTGCTGATGGGCAAAATTCAATATATGACGGAAGTTGGAACGAAAGTCCAACATTTATTTTTGATGGAGGTAGAACATGACGGAAACAATTCCAATTAGAGTACAACATAAGCGTATGCCTTCGAGCGATTGGGCAAACAGCCCACTGGTCTTACTTGATGGCGAGTTAGGCGTTGAGAGCGACACAGGAAAAGTCAAGGTCGGAAACGGTCGTGACCGATTCTCAGCCTTGCAATATCTAACAGGACCAAAAGGCGACCGTGGAGAGCGTGGCGAAACGGGTCCAAAAGGTGCGGATGGTGTCATGCGATTTGAGGAACTGACAAGCCAACAAAGAGAGAGTTTAAAAGGCGCTCAGGGACCAGCAGGGCCTAGAGGTGCAGACGGAACGCCAGGACAAAAAGGAGACGTTGGGCCTCGTGGAGAACAAGGACCTATCGGTTTAACTGGTCCTAAAGGTGCAGACGGTGCAAGAGGTGCTCAAGGACCAGCAGGACCAACAGGGCCTAGAGGGGCAGACGGCGCGCCTGGGCAAAATATTATCAATCAAAACGGTGGACAACCATTGAAGTATTGGTTCGGTTCCAAATCTCAGTATGACGCGCTTCCTACTAAAGATAGCGCTACTATCTACGACGTCTATGAGTAGGAGGTATTATGGCTAGAGAAGGAATTTATGTTGGTAACAAGGAAGTTACTTATCGTTACATTGGTTCAAGGCTTGTTTGGGTGAAAATAAGACTGTTATTTAGTGGTGACGTATCAATAAATTATGATAGTCATAATAAACAAATAACGCTGAATAAGGATTTTTCACAAAATAAGATAAAAACTGTTGAGATAAATTGGAAAGAAATTTCGTTTTCTAAAATCGAAAACAAACAGGGGAAAACTTATGTAACTTTCACTGAGTCCCTAGAAGAATTTGAACGAAAAACTGGATTTAACCGATACCGAAGTTTTTATGGTTCGATTCCTATTAAAGTTTACGGAGGTTAAAGATGGACATCACTATTCAAAACGTCCGTGCGCCTGCTCTTGAGCATAACGGGCGATATTACAAGGTATTTCAACCAAAAACACGCGACGAACTGTTAAAACTACATCACATGGGGTGTGCTGGGGATACCGTGATAACTGATATTCAGTTGGAACAAGGGGATTTTCCTACCAGCTTTGTAGAGCCTACGATTACACAACGTACATTGTCAGGTCTCTTCAAGGATTTACGTTCGATTGAACTGGAAATGAGAGACCAGAATAGCACACTTTGGAGCAAAATCCAGAAAAGCAATCAAGGAGCGTTAACACAGTTCTTCGATACGAATGTTAAGAGTGCAATTGCCCAAACGGCTAGAGAAATCAGGCAGGAAGTGAGAGACGCTTCTAACAGTGCTAGGGTTCAAGTGACATCGGAAGGTGTGACGATTGGCTCTACTACTTTGACTGGCGAGCAGTTAGCCTCCACTATTTCAGCAAGTCCTAGAGGGGTGGACATCATCGCTCAAGAAACGAGAGTTAAGTCTAATATGATTGTGGACGGTGCGATAACTGCAAGCAAGATTGCTGCAGGGTCAGTTACCGCAAACGCATTAGATGCTGGCTCGGTTACGGCAGACAAAGTTAAATTCGATACTGCTTTCATTCAAAGACTAGTTTCACAACAAGCGTTTGTCGATGAGTTGTTTGCGAAACAAGCAACGATTTCAAAAATCCAGAATGTTGATTTCACAGGAAATCACATTAAAGGCGGTCGCATTTCCTCTCTAAATGGAGATACTACATTTGACTTGCAAACAGGGCAAATTGATATGAATTCTCCAGGCGTCGGGATAAGAAACCAATTTCCAGGCCGTCCATTACAGTATCTTGCATTCGGAGCTGGTAACATCAACGGTGTTGACGCGTCGTATACAGCTCTATTGAGTAACCGAAATGGATTACAACAGTTTGACCACACGTCAGCAGGCCTTCAAATCTGGAATGGACGAACTGGGAGCAACATTCAAAGTGCTATCAATATGTACGGCCAAAGAATAACATTTAACCAGAGTGCGCAAGCTGGATTGAAAGAAATAGCTATTGATACGGGCAACCACAGTATTACTGGTGTTGATGAAATTGTTATTCAAGGTGTCCGATTGTCATATATCTTAAATGATATTTACGATAATTTCAGAAACCTTGGGGCAGTAGCTGGTAATTACAGCCGTGGTTATTACACAAAATGGAAATAAGAGAGGCGAAACATGAACACACAAGATAAAGTTATTAACGACTTAGCAATTCAACTTGCTAACAAGACGATTGAATGCGCTAATTACAAGGCGCTTTATGAAGAAGCACAAGAACAAATCCAACAACTACAATCAGATAAAGAAAAGGAAGAATGATATATGACATTTAAAGTTATCAACAAGTATTTACAAGAAAACAACCGTACATTCGTTGCGATCCGTCAAGAAAATCCATATACGGCTTTTGACCGTGTTTTAATCGGTAATCGTGTGAACGAATCAGACGAGGAATTAATTAAGGCAGTCATTGGACAAGTGACTACTGAATTCAATCCAGCGGAGGGAGTTAAGAAATTACAAGAAGACTTGCAAACGCAAGCGCAAGAATATGAAGGAAAACTTGCTGAGAAAGATGCAAAAATTGCGGAAGTAAAAGCCGTTGCAGATTGGGCAGTATTGGCTCGAGTAACGGATGTAGACAATCCACTAGACCCAACTGTTTTCAAACGTGGCCTTGAATTGGTAGACCCTGCTAAGACTGGCAAAACTTACCAATCGCAAG